CCTTACCACAAGTATGGACTGACATATAGGACACCGATAGTTTCCTGCAAAAACCCGCAATACATGGACTCATCCGCAAAACCCGCAATAATCCAACCTTTTTCCTAGATTTTTATTTTTTAGAATTTTTATATTTTTATTTTTAAAAAATTTTTCTAAAATCAATTTGCCTGGAAGAAGGTCATTTATTGCGGGTTTTGCGGTGTACCTCCATTATTGCGGTGTTTTGCGGTGTTTATTGCGGTGTCCTATATGTTAGTCCATTTTTATGGTTTACCTTTTTATTTTTATATATTTTATTATATTTTTTTTAAAAAAAGAAAAGAACAAATATATATAATATATATAATAAACATTTTCTAAAAACGTCTAAAAAGAACAAAATGATAAATGTTTAAAAAAGCTTAATTTCATGCATGTTTTTACTACAATATAATAACAAAAATGACTTGATAAAAATGCAAATTTTCACAATTGTATAAAAATGACTATTCTATTTATTTTATGCAAGAAAAATCGTATAATATTTGCATTGTATATTTTGCGAGTATACAATATAAAAGCTTAATTTCGATCAGTGTTTTCTAAAGAAAATAAAAAGAGATGACTCGATAAAATATACTATATTTAAAAAACCCCAAGAAATGATCATTCTGTCTTAACGAGAAAGTGATTAAAGTTAGATATTTATTACATAATGTTACATAATTTACTCATAATAAAAATTTAATAAAAATTATCTAGATTGCATCCAACAACCACCATTGCCACATTTATCTGGGAGATAAAGTTTACAAAAATAATCATCTTTCCAATCAGCTCCTAATGGATATGCGCCATTAGCTTCTCTAATCCAAGCACCTCCTTTAAGGCAAAGGTATGGAACAGTATTATGAGGAGTATTTCCCTGAAACACTGCCCTACCACCCTCATTCTTCCAACATTGAGCTTCAGATTTATAACAAGAATCTGTAAATGTACGTTTTAATTCTTCAACGACTTTATCAGCTATTTTTTTAAGTTCATTTAATGCAGCTTTAAATGCGTTATTTGCAACATTAACAAGGCTCCCTAATTTTTCAAAACCGCTTACCATATCTTTAAGTGCTTTAATGAGTGGATTATTATCACTTGTATCGATTAAATCTAAATTTTCTCTTTTACGAACAGTATTGTTTATTATGACAGATATGAACAGTATACATGTTATTGATAGAAAAAATATAATGTATAGATTTTTCATAATATAATACAATATAATATAATTATTTATATTATAAAAATTTAATAAAAAATTATCTAGATTGCATCCAACAACCACCTTTACTGACGTTGTCAATATACGGCAAGGTACCATTGCCACATTTATCTGGGAGATAAGTAACTCAAGTAAACTGTTTTTATCTACTATTCATAAAACACTTTTCTCCAGTACTACACTCATTTGGAAAATCTCTTTCACAATACGGACTTCTCCACTTATCAACTGCCATTTTCCATTCTCCATGATCCGCTATATCCTGACCAATATTCCTTACCCAATTATTACCCAATGTACATGCGTATGGTACACCTGTAGTGTTACCTATAAAAGTATACCTCGGACGTACACTATTATCATTTGTATAACATTGAGCTTTATCTCTATAGCAAGAGTGATATAACCAGTTTGCTGCTTTTTCATATATATCTACAGCCGTCTCTTTAACTGTATTAGCTGCTGTTACAAGCCCGTCTTTAACTTTATTAGCTATATTTTCAAGTTCCTTTAATGCACCTTTAAAACCGTCACCTGCAACATTAACAATGTTCCCTAATTTATCAAAACCTTCTTTCATTTTTTTAAGTTCTTTAATGAGTGGATTATTATCACTTGTATCAATTAAATCCAAATGTTCTTTTTTACGAACAACACTATTTACTATAACAATTATACATAATATACATGATATTAATAGTAGATTATCAATTATATTACTCATATTATAATACAATAAAATATAAAAATTTAATAAAATATAATAAAATTTATTAAAAATTTAATTTTTGCGTTAATAACATTTACATTTATTTTTATTACTTGTTAAAAATTGAAATTTTTATTATATATAAATAATATTAAAAAAAATGAGTAAGGAAAGTATAAATATTATTGGATATGGTTATGTTGGTGGTGCTATGGGACATTTATGTGAAAAAAACAATATAGAATTTAATGTATGTGACACTCAGAAAAAGGAAGGTGTTTTTAATTATTTTAATAATATCGTTGATCTTGTAAAATTTAGTGAAAATAATAACGATATTAATTTTTATATAATTGCAGTGCCAACAAATAGTGATTCTGAAGGAAATTGTGATATTTCAATTGTAAAAAGTGTATTAGAAAGTTTAAAAAATAATGTCACTAAAGAAACATATGTTATTATAAAATCTACTATAGTACCAGGAACTAGTAAAGAATTAAGTGAAAAATATACGAATTTCGATATTATATTCTGTCCAGAATTTCTAACACAAAAAAATTATTTAAATGATATTTATAATGCAAAGTTTGTTTTACTAGGAATCAGTGATCATTTTGATATACCTTTACCGACAGTGTCGATAGACGGTAAGGTGACTAAATATCAAAAAATTTTAAATGTAATGAAACAATTTTATAAACATAATACTCAGATTGATATTTTAATACGAAGTTATGAAGAATGCGAATTATTTAAATATACTTTGAATACATATTTTGGTGTAAAAATAACTTTTTTTAATGAAATATATGACTTGTGTGAAAAAATGAATGTAGATTATCAAAAATTAAAAGAATTATTTAGCTTAGATTCACGTATTGGCAAGTATGGAATAACAGTTCCTGGTGACCATGGTAGGGGATATCACGGCGTGTGTATTCCTAAAGAAGTACGTGGTATGATTAAATTGCAGGATAAATTAGAATTATCTAGTGAATTAATGGAATGTGTTGATAAAAGAAATAATGATTTTAGAAAATAATTTGTCTAGAATTTTTTAATATTAAAAATTTAATACTTTATAATTATAAAATATTAGATGTAATTAATCATAGTAATATGGATCAAAGTAATATGGATCATAGTAATATGGATCAAAGTAATATGGATCAAAACAAGAACAACTTGGATTACAACAAAAATAATTTTCATCGCACATAGGATCATAGTAATGACATTCCTTATTACTACATTTTGGCTTTTGAATACCCTTTATTTTTTTTTCGGTAGTTTGATTAATTTGGGTACTTGGGTCAATTGGACTAGATAAAGTTGATCCATTTAGTGAATTATTTTGCGAATTTGGATGCAAATACAAATTTACATATGTAATATATGATCCGGATGTACATGAAGTATTTTTAACAATATTTTGAGGAGGAACCCTTATCTTATTTTTATTCATAAGACTACGGGATTTAGATCCACAAGTTGTATTTGTTGTATTTGCTATATTTGCTATATTTGTTGTATTTTGTTTATTCATTTGCCGTATTTGTTTATTTGTTTTATATTACTATAAAAGATAAAAAATTTATATAATAAGCAAAACATACTATGATTAAAATAAACGTTTTATATTAATAAAATCTACGATATCCACCCCATCCAAATGGATAAGATAATCTCCAAAAAAGATAATGATCGTAATGATTATCACAGTAATAGTAGTGATTATGATGATGGCGATGATGGCGATGATGACGATGATGTTTGTGGCGGTGGTGACTGTGACTGTGATGTTTGTGGTGACTGTGATGTTTGTGTTTGTGGTGGTGTTTGTGGCGACTAGACATTCTTTATATTATTGTATATACTATTAAGAAAGATAAAAAAAATACTTAAATCAGTAAAAATTAAAAGCTTAAAATAAACATTTTACCATAATTTAGGAATTGAAATATTAAAGAATTTTGAATTATTTTCTGCTATTTTTTTAGCAACAAGTTCTTTTTCTTTTTCTTTTTCTTTTTCTAATAATTGTTTATTTAAAAGTTCAGCTTCAGCTTTTAATTTTTCAGCTTTTTGTTGAACCCAAAGTGGTTGATAAAAATTTTCATATTTTTCTTCTTTTTTATAAACGTAATAATATAGTGCAAATACAAGAAGTATTATAACAACATAGGTTATATCCATAATATTTTTTTTATTAAATTTAAATTTAAATTTGTTTAATTTCATCATTTTTATAATATATAAAAATAAAAAAAAGTTACTTAATATTAATTAAATATTATCTATATTTATCTATATTTAATTTTATAGCACATGGTTTACAATAATCTCCATCATTTACTCTAAAAAATTCTTCGCAATTATAACAAAATCCATTTTTACATTCATAACACATAAATCTTCCACTATGTACGCTGTCAATATACGGCAAGGTACCTTTACTGACGCACGGCAATGTACAATCGTTACATAAAGTTTTATCACATTTTACACAATCTATTATATTATCACATCCTGGGCAAAATTTATTATAACAAGAATCGCACGTATAAACATGACATTGATAATTTTTTTCTTCTTTTTTTTCTTCTTTTTGCGATTTATATGACATATTTTTGGAAGTATATATATATATTTAATTTTTGTTTTAAATTTAATTTTTTAATTTAAATCAAATGATAATTTACGTTTACCATTTTCATTTATTTCGTTTTCACAAATCACATTATCTAAAATATTTTTTTTACAATGTTTTTTTAAAGTTCTCTTTATATGCAATACTTTATATAATGGAATTTTATCTCCGTAAATAAAACAATCACGTTTAGAAGAATACATTCTTTTTTACATTTCATTAATTGTTATCATTAAAAATTCACTTTTTTATTAATTGTTATCATTAAAAAATTCACCTTTTTATTAATTGTTATCATTAAAAATTCACCTTTTTATTATAATCTTTTTTACTATATTTTTGTAAATTTATTTTATTTATATATACTATAATGGATGAAAGGATTAAATTAAATAAAACTCAAAAAATTGTTTTTTTTGGTTGTGGGTCAGTTGCTAAATGTTGTATATATTATTTAAATAAGTTTATTAAATATAAGCCTCAACAAATTTATATTATAGACAAAAATGCTGATACTCAAAAATTTCCTTCTGTTGTAGAAATAGTTCGTAATGGTGCAACATTTTTACATTTTGAAATAAAACGTGATAATTTAACATCACTTTTTGATGAAAAATTAAAACTAAAAAAGGATGATATTGTTATTGATCTAACAACTCAAACATGCACATATATTATTTTTCAAGAATGTAGAATGAGAAACATTTTATATATCAATACTTCTATTGAAGAAGACGACGAAGTAGTTGACAGTACAATTCATTGTCCAATAAATAATGGTATCTTTTTACAACACATTAATTTACAAGTTGTTGCGGAAAAAACAAAAGATTATGGTGACACTACAGCTTTAATAGAATTTGGTATGAATCCTGGATTGATTTCTGTATTTATAAAACAAGGTATTATGAATTTAGCTAAACAAGTAATAAAATATAGAAAAACAAAGGGTAAAAAGGTAAATAAAAATATGGAACAATATGTAAAAGAAAAAAATCATAAGAAACTTGCTAAAATGATGGGTATTGAAGTGATGCATTGTTCTGAAATTGATACACAATTACCCAAAGTAATTAATAAAGATATTTTCATTAATACATGGAGTTGTGTAGGATTAATTACTGAAGGCCTTGAACCAGCAGAAATTCAAATGGGAACTCATGAAAAATATGTTCCTTTTGCAAAGTCTGAAGTAAATCAAGTTATACCTCAATTATTAATTACAAAGGCTTATGGTAAAGATTTGAAATTTGAATCGATTGCTCCTTTAAAAATCAATAGTGATGATAGTGTTACATTTACTAAATTTGAAGGACGTTGTATTCATCATGGTGAAGGAATTTCATTAAATCGTTATTTAGGTTCGTTTAAATACGCACCAACTATGCATTATGTTTATAAATTAAATCCTCATACTGAAGAAATGATGAATAATACATCTCCACAAGAAATGATTAAAATTATGAATGATCCATCTCGATGGAAAGTATTAAATATGTATGAAGATAAAATTACTGGATATGATAACATTGGTTCTTTGTTTATATCTAGAAAAAATCCATTTACTGAAAATGAAGAATTATTTTATTTCTGGACAGGATCTATATTAAACACAGATTATACCAAAAATGTGTTAAAAGATCAATATTTTGGACCAACTGTAATTCAAGTAATGGCTGGTGTTTTATCTGGTGTTGTTTGGATGATGAAACATAAAAATCGTGGATTATGCTTTGGTGAAGATATAGATGACAAATTTGTTATAAACATGGCTAAAAAATATCTTGGTAAATATTATTCTAGACCAGTTATTGTATCAAAAGAACATGAATTAAGTGGTACTACAATGGATAAATTATTTGTAGATAAAGAAGCTACAAAAACTGATGTAGATTTTTTGTAAAAAAATAAAAAATAAAAAATTGAATAAAAAATAAAAAATATAAAAAAATTGTATAATACGTCTACTCAAATGCAAGTTACAACAATGCAAGTTACAACCATCGCTTTACAACCATCTTTTACAGAATCTATTACATTAAATTTTTCTAAAAATTTTTCTAAAAATATCGCAAAATTTATTACTTGGCTTTTTAAAAATTATGTAATTAAAAATTTAATTACAGGAAAAAATTCATCTCCTGAAGATATTGACATTTTGAATTTTGTTGAACCAAAACGCAAAAAAATGGAATCATTTTTTAAATTCATTATTGAAACTGATTTTACAGTATGGAAAGATGAACAAATGATTAATAATGAAAATACAATTGTATCTGAATTTAATGTTTTTATAAAAGAAAAACCAAAAAAGGAACCAAAAGCAAAAAAGGAACCAAAACCAAAAAAGGAAACTAAATCAAAAGAAGAAACTCCAAAAGAAGAAACTCCAAAAGAAGAAGAAACTCCAAAAGAAGAAACTCCAAAAGAAGAAACTCTAAAAGAAGAAACTCCAAAAGAAGAAACTCCAAAAGAAGAAACTCCAAAAGAAGAAACTCCAAAAGAAGAAACTCCAAAAGAAGAAACTCCAAAAGAAGAAACTCCAAAAGAAGAAACTCCAAAAGAAGAAACTCCAAAAGAAGAAACTCCAAAAGAAGAAACTCCAAAAGAAGAAACTCCAAAAGCACCTAAGGAAAAGAAGGCACCAAAAGCACCTAAGGAAAAGAAGGAACCAAAAGCAAAAAAACCTAAAGCACCTAAAGAAAAGAAGGAACCTAAAGCACCTAAAGAAAAGAAGGAACCTAAAACAAAAAAACCAAAAGTAACAGAAGAACCTAAAGTAACAGTTATTTGCGATGACACAAAAGAATCTTGTATTGAATCAGTAAAAGATATAATTGAAGATGAAGCTAATTACAATGAAGAAAAGGAACTTTTTGGAGAAGATGAAGCTAATGAAAATGAAGCTAATGAAAATGAAGCTAATTACAATGAAGAAATAAATTTGGATGACATTGAATTTTAAATAAAAATAATATAAAAAAATTAAACCAAAAAAGCCCAAGAACATATGTTCTTGGGCTTTTTTGCGTAAAGTCATATGAGCTATTTTTGCGTACGGTAATAAATCGAATAAAAAATTGAATAAAAAACAAAAATTAAGAAAAAGTGTATAATAATAATGTCAGCTTGTAACGTATGTGTCGAAGATTTTAACAAAACAAATCGTACAAAAGTAACTTGTAAATGTGGGTTTGAAGCATGTCGTGACTGTATTAAAAAGTATTTACATGATCAAACAATGGATGCTCATTGTATGTCTTGTAAAGTACAATGGAATCGCCAATTTTTAAGTGAATCATTTGAAAAAACATTTATTACTAAAACTTGGA